TGAGCCCACTTTAAAAAGTAAGGCCTGTTTAAAATGTTTATATTTCACGAAAATAATCTCTGATTTATGTCGTAATCTGGAATGTTTTTCGTATCTTTATACCATCAATCAAACAGAATGACTATGTTTAAAAAGACAGATCCGAATCCTCAGTTAGATATATTCACGGCTCCCTCAATGCAGTTAGGAAGTCGTGCTTCAAAGAAGTATTCTGACCCCAACGCATGGCATAACCAGTTCTATAGCCTCGTGACAACCAAGATTAACGAGGAGATATTCAAGCCTTTGTTCCCAGAAGGCAAGAAGTGCGGCCGCCCAAATGCCTCCATTCGCATTCTCGTAGCTATGTCTGCCTTGAAGGAGGGCTTCGGTTGTAGTGATGAGGATCTGTTCGAGAAGTGCGAGTTTGATCTTCTTACCAGAAAGGCTCTTGGCATGGAACTTCTGACAGATGTTACTCCATCAATAGATACCTATTATCTTTTTCGCCGCCGCATCTGCGAATATCAGGAAAGAACTGGTATAGATCTGATGCAGCTCTGCTTCGAACAGCTTGCTGGCAATCAGGTACGTCTTCTCAAGATATCAGGCAAGTGCGTCCGTATGGATAGTAAGCTTATCGGCAGCAATATCGCTCGCCAGTCTCGTTATGAACTGATACATACAACTTTGGTCAAGTTCCTCAAGACATGCACGCTTTCCGACCTATCCCCAGAGCAGGAAGAGCGGGCAAAGGAATACTTGAAAGAGGATTCCTCCAAGACCGTTTACCGCTCTGATTCCGATACGCTTCAGAGCAATCTTGCCAGAATTGGCAATTTCATCATGGAGATGCTGGCAACTTTTCCTGCCACTTCTCCTGCACATGATCTTCTTCAACGTCTGTTTGATGAACAGTATGCCGTAAAGGACGGAAAGGCTGTTCTTCGAGACAAGAAGGAGGTAAAGGCAGACAGTCTTCAGAATCCTAACGATCCTGATGCAACCTATCGTGCCAAGAATGACCAGAAGGTGCAAGGCTACGTGACCAACATCACAGAGACTGTAGAGGAAGGCAAGCCTAACATCATCACTTCCGTTCAGGTTGAAACTGCAGTATTTGCAGACTGCCATTTCCTTCAGGAGGCTGTGGAAAACAGTGAACGTGTCACGGATTCTACGATTGAAGACCTGTATGCAGATGGTGCCTATCAAAGTCCAGACAATCGAGAGTTTGCAAAGAACCACAATGCCATGCAGCTCAAGACTGGCAAGATGCAAGGTGGCTGTAGATGGGAACTGATACCACATGACGAGGATGGTCTGACCGTCAGGGAAATTGCTACTGGCAATACCTATGAGGCCGTCAAAGCTGTCACAAAGCAGGGCTCCAGAAAACGATGGAGAATCCCATGGAACAACAAAACCGGTTGGCGTTACTTTGAAGACAAAGACATTAAAGCCTATCAGCTAAGGAAGCAGATAGAAAGTCTTCCTTTGGAGGAGCAGCATAAACGGAATAACGTTGAAGCAGCCATGTTCCAATACAGTTTTCATACACGTAAGGGCAAGACCCGATATAGGGGCTTGCTCAAACATCGTATGCATGCATATAGCAGATGTATGTGGATGAACCTCCGAAGGATGGTAATATTCCAGATTTCAACATTTCAAAGATCGATATTTGCCCTTTTCGGGCCTATCAGAGAAGCTTTCGGCTCTTTCAAGGCGATTTCTCGAAAGATATTCACCAGCGGAGCCGATTGCTATGTTTCACTCAGAATGACCACACTGGCCAGACTGGATTCAAAATATGTCCCTTTTTAAAGTGGACTCAAGTATTGAGGTTACCAAAATCATAGATAAACCAACTATAGGAACATGGGCTGTAGATAAAAAAACAGAACATTGGTGTAAGGTTGATATTGATTTCGGTTATTATTTAAAAGGGACTTTTAATATCGGAATAAAATATCAAGGTTCATCTACCCTTTATGTTCGTAAAAGAAACTTTAGGTTTACATTTTACACCAATTCCAGTTATTCAAAAAAGGATAAGAAGAAAATTGGTGAAATGATTCGAACTAATTCTTTCAACCTAAAAGCAAATTATATAGATACAACGAGGATAAAAGAAGCAGCCTTATATCGTATCTTTATTGCTATGTGGGAGAAAAGGAGAAAGGAATATCATAATTATCCTTGGAGAAATTCATCTACATATTATGATTGTGCAGTAGGAATGATAAAAGGATTTCCTATTAGCCTCTCTATTGGTGATGATTTCTATGGAATTTACATCTATGGATTGAAAAAAGACGAAAAGAACTATCGCTTATCTGATGATTCAGAAGGAATGTTTGTTAGTGGAGACAGAAGTGATTCTAATTGCTGGGTTGATGGAAAGCCTACAGATTGGTCAGATGAAATGAATGATGAAATGACACAATCAAACATCGAAGCCATAACAAAGTTCTTAGCTTTTGTCAATAGCACTGGCTTCACTAAAGAAAATGTTCCTACACATCTTTCTGTCATTGATTGGATAGATTATTTTATCGGCATGCAGGTCTTCGTTTTAAAAGACAGTAATTGTCGTAATATGATACTTTACTCTGGTAGTGACAAGACATTGATTTATCCATTCTTCTATGATTTGGATAATTCTTTCCTGTTTGGAATTAAAGATGACATCATTGAGACTGCATGGGCTAGCGACACCTCTATTTGGAAGAAATTTATTTCAATTTATTGGGATGAAATTGTAACCAGATATAAGGAGTTGCGTGAGAATATTTTGACTATAGAATATGTAAAGAAAGTTTTTCTTTCTCTAGAAGAGAATATTCCAGTTGGAGATTATTCACAAGAGAGCAAAAAATGGGGATATGCAAGTACAAAAGGTATAAGTCTCATTTTGTATAATTTCAGCAAAAGGCTAGAATGGTTAGATAACAATTATTTTGTGTAATATAAAATTAAATTTTAAAAATATGAAAAAATGTTTAGTAACAAAGTTGAATGGTTCTGTGTCTAATACAGACTTGTTGAAACTAGGTGAGATACGATTCCCATTTACGGAAATCGCAAACCCTACTGCCAATAATTTAAAAATGGCACTTACTTTTTCAAAGGACGCAAAGGTTATAGTAGATGGAAATGGTTATTTTACAGACCAAAATCTATCTGCTAACAATGGCAAAGAAGTAAACTTCGTAGCAGGAGCAGCAAAGTCAGTTATTTTAGCAAACAAAACTTGTAATGTCTCGATTTCAGACAAGTATTCCCTTCAAAGAATAGACTGCTTCTCTAAAATTGCTATTCCTTTAGACGAGTTTGCTTATGCTACTAGTTTAACAAGTATTAACACTTATGACTCTGAGTGTTATGGCAATATATCCTTTGTTAAAAACTTGAAGAAGTTGGATTATTTGGATTGCCATAACAACAGAAACCTATATGGTGATATTGCAGCTTTCTCAGGTCATAAAACAGAGACGGTAATCAATTTCTATGGTACAAATCTAAGTGGTAACATTGAATCTTTGAATGGTATGCCATTATTAAGAGAGATTCATTTGTATGGTACACAAGTTGGAGGTAACATAGATAATCTTGCAGATTTACCTTCATTAGAGAAATTCTTTCTCTACAACACAAGAATACTTGAAGGAAATATTGCATCACTTGCAAAATTCCCTATAATTTCTGAGATAAATGTCGGTAATAACAAGGTTACAGGTTACGTTAAGACTTTATGTGAGAATTTACACGAAAAAGGTCGAACAACTGGAACATTAACAGTGATTAATAGCGAAAACACAGTTAAATTCGATGCTAATACTGCTATGCCTTCTAACAATAAAGTCGTAGCAACTTTCTCTGCATCCGGTGTAACCTATGATGGTGGTTTAAGTTAAGGCTTACGTAGAGGGGCAAAACTTGGTGTATTAGGAGCCAAAGTATGGGGAGTAAACCATATTAAGTAAAGGACTTCGTAAATAACAAAAAACTAGGTAGAAATAAAAAATCTACCTAGCTTTTTGTTAAAAGATGTGTCTGTACGCCCTTCTGAATCCAGCAGTAACAGCTTCTTTAACCGTACTTGCATAAAATTCTCCAGGTTTACATATTTGAGTTCTGTCATATTGCTGATCAAAAGGAAGATGGTATATCTTATTTCCTTGATTGACATTGCATTTTATGACCGGATAATCCCCCATAGGCTGCTTAATGACACTTATATCCAAAAACGCAGCAAACTTCTTGGCTGTATCAGACAAATCAATGTTTGTGATAAATATACCATGAGGCAAAAACAGGTGTCCTTTTTCTACTTTGTAAGCTATAGTAGTACCATATAACTGCATTATATACTTCTCTCGTATAACTTTATTCTTGCTCCAGTACTTACATTGAATAATATAATCAAGTCCGTCTTTATGGGCTATTATATCACGACCTAAATCTTCAAACCCTTTGATTCCTGTATGTTCTACTTTGTAACCTTTTCCTTTAAGCCAGTGACAGATATACATTTCATAATCTCTACCAATTTGCCAGTTATTTTTGTGACGGCTCATATATCTATCTAAAGCCAACTGGTTTCTAGCGTCAACAGAAAGCCTATTATATTCTTCTTTTGACACATAATTTTGGACTCTATCGTAGTCTTCGTTATCATCAGCGTTTTGCTCGAAATAGTCTTTTACGATTTCCATAGTTCCGTCGCCTTCCAAGGAGTCTTCGACACTAGGCATACTATGAAGGAGTAGTTCATATTGGTATTGATACATTTTGGCATCAGCTGCATGCTGCTTGGCTTCATTACGCATACCCTTTACTACTTCTGCAGCAGAATGAGCTGGGTGAGATTTTCTCTTCAGGTAGTTTGCACTATTTGTAAAAACTAGCGCTACAGCATCAGCGTATGCAGATGCGAGATATTTCAGGGGAGACTTTGCGTCAAGAAGCTTATGCAACCTCTCCTCTTTTTGCGAATAATCGTATTGCAAGCTACTCAACAATCGTTTGTGCTCATAATTGTTTTTCTCAATATTGTGATTGTATTCTTTTATTTTGTCGTTGAGCTTCATTTGCGTATTCTCTACTTTGCTTTTTAAGTATGAATGCTGACAAAATAATACAATCAAAAATATAAGAACTAAGAATATGATGATATACATAGATGTTTGCTGTTTATTTATTGTTATTTTCCATGCAAAAGTACGAAAAATATCAATAGGTTGTACCGGCAAAAGCTTACTTTCTTCCTAGTTTAGAATTGTGCTAAATAAATGAGCATCATCTTACTCATCATAAATCATTGAAAGACAGCTGTCTAAACCTCAAAAACTTTATTTTGAGCATAGTTAGGCAGAGCCTCATCTTCTTCGTAACTTTGCACCAAGTTCAATAGTGAACGAAACGAATAATCTATTTTATTATGTCAGAATCTAAGACATACATCTTTGGTGAAAACCAAAACGGAGGTTCAAACGGAATGCTTGGACTTCTTGCTCCTCTGCTCCAGAAGCAGGGTGTAGATCCAAATGTGCTTCTCGCCATGAAGGGCAACAATGGCTTCGGCGGTGAAGGTGGTTGGTTCATGTGGGTTATCTTCCTCTTCTTCCTTATGGGTTGGGGTGGTAATGGCTGGGGCGGCTTCGGCAATAACGGTCGTGGCGGTCTTGCTAACGAGATTAACAACGACAATGGTCGTGCCCTCTTGATGGATGCCATCGGTGGTAATCGTAATGCGCTCAGCAATTTGGCTACTCAGCTCAACTGTACCGAAGGTCAGATTCAGAATGCCATTTCTGCTTTGACTTCTCAGGTTCAGAGTGTAGGTAATCAGGTAGGTATGAGTGGCATGCAGACCATCAATGCTTTGCAGCAGGGTAACATGCAGATTGCTCAGCAGATTGCAAACTGCTGCTGCGAGAACCGCTTGGCTATCTGCCAGCAGACTGGTACCTTGCAGAATGCCATCAACAACGTGGCTGTAGGTCAGGAGCGTGGCTTCTCTAACGTAGCTTACGAAACCCAGCGCCAGACTTGCGATTTGCATAACGCCATCAAGGAAAGTACTCAGACCATCGTTAACGGTCAGAAGCAGGCTGAGATGCGCGAAATGCAGAACAAGATTGATTCTCTGCGTGAGGAGAACAGTACCTTCAAGGCTTCCGCAATGACTTCACAAATCGTGGGTCAGGCTGTAGCACCAATCAATCAAGTTCTGGCAGGTCTGCAGAACGAGGTTGCAGGTATCAAGTGCAAGCTGCCAGAAACAGTAACCACCCCTTATAGCCCATTTACTGCTGTTCCTAATTGTGTAGCAGCTCAGTATGGTCTATATGGCCTCAATGCAGCCGCAAACGGCTTTTGGGGTTAAAGAAAGGAGGCTGCTATGTTATGGTTAAGACCTTATACATGGGTGAATCGTAACGGTTCGGCGGCTATCGCTTCTACAGGCGTGGCGGTGAATACTGCCAATGTGGTGTTCACCTTTAAAAACCACGCCTTCGTGAATGCCAACTACAGAGGAACGATTTTCGTAAATCTGAAACAGGCTATTCCGGCTGGAACGACTGGTACGCTGCCTATCCTTTTCGAGACCAACGGCGTAACCCAAGCCGTAACCAAATTCAATGGTGAGGCATTGACGGTTGCAGACGTGCCGGGAACTGGAGTGGTTCAGCTCTGGTTTGAGAGAGACACTAACACCCTTCAGCTGATGACGGGTATTGTTTAACAAAAAGAATAGATAATAGGAGATTACATTATGTTTCAAGGTTTAAGAACAAATTCTTTATTCTATGTCCTAGATAAGGGCGAAAACCCGAACTTGCAGATTGGTCAGGTTGTTTCAGTCAGCAACCCTCAGACAAAATACCCAACCTTCAATAATGGCTTCACGCCTCAGCCTATGGAAACTGTGGTTGATGTGAAAGTGAAGCTGAACGACGAGGAGGTGGATTTCAAGCAGCTACCTGCTAACGGACAGATAGCAAACGACAAGAACCTTGTGGTGAGCGACAACAAGGAAGCCATGAGTGCAGAGGTCGATACGATGCTGAGGCAATCCAAGGCGATACTGGAGAGCGTAGATTACCACAAGAAAGTCGTTGATTCTTGTGAGGGAATGCTATTGCAACTCAACCCCCAGATAGCCAAGGAGAGAGAACAGACTGAGAAGATTAGCAAGCTGGAAGGCAAGGTTTCTGGCATGGAGGGCAAGCTCGACAAGATGATGGGATTGCTCCAACAGGCGATAAACAAGTAATCTCCTATCTATTCACTTTAAAAATCTTAGAATTATGATAATGGTTGAGATTACAGAAGACAAGTTTGATGGCTTGTATGAGAACGTGGAGAAGGGCTTGCGCTACTTGGATAAGGCGATGAACTGCCTCGGCGAAATGAAGCGTGAAGGCAGACGTGACCGATACGGCGAGCGCAACCGCATGCCCGATTACAGAGGTCGTGGAGGCAGAAGTGGTATGCGAGAGCATGAAGAGTACGAAGACATGCGCCAACGTGATGACCGTGGACGTGATTACAGAAGTGATTACGGAGAAGATTACTAACTAGTTTGGGGTGTGCTCAAAAGTGGGCATACCCCTTTCTTAAATACATAAAGATTATGGAAAGAAAATACAGACAATCTTTGAACGCCTACGATTATCAGCCGGAAGAAATGAGGGCTTACCTTCGCTACAATGGCTGGCACTTCAATAAGAAGATGTGCGAGTGGGCAGTTAAGCAGATGCGGAAGAATGGTAAGCCTATCCGCATGATGAGCAAGGAAGATATAGAAGACATCTTGAAGAAGAACGAAATTGTGTTGGATAATAATGTGGGCTACGATGCAGTTTACATCGCACACATGTGTCTGGCAGATTTCTACGGCTCTTCTATCACAGAAGAAAAGCAGATGGCCCAGTTCATCAAAGACTACGTGGATGATGAGGATCAGCAGGATGGTTTCATCTTCAACCGCTTCTATGCAGATACATCATTCAATGGTGTAGGTATTCCTTGGGAAGAAATTTTGTAGTGATTAATTGTTAGTGATTATTGATTAGTTGAATGACTGAGCAGGAGATTTACTTGGAAAGGTACGACTGGACCGTACATGTAATGTACGATGTCCATTCAAAGGATGCCATGAAGGTAAGAAGGCATCTTCGGGATTTGGGATGCGCCGGCATTCCTCTCGAAGATGCCTGTAATCTCGTGCTCGAAGGCGAACCCAACAAAGGAATCACCTATTCCAACATAGCCACCCGAAAAACGATAGTAGTAATAGGCTGGGCCACCTCAAAAGGAGAATACACAAACAGCCTCACCCACGAAATGCTCCATGTAGTTCAGCACATATCCGAGCAGTTCCTTATAAATATGTACACCGAAGAACCCTGCTATCTTCTAGGCTCCCTCTGTCAAGCCGCCAGCAAGAAAAGCCCCCTCTAGCCCCCGTTCCTCAGCATTTTATGCTGAGTCAAAAAAAGGAGTGAGCCTTGCGCCCACTCCTTTTTTACTATTATTCCAATCTATCCAGTTCATCCACCGCATCCATCATGATCCTGTCTATATTCTGGTTAGCGAAGTTGATGCTCTCGGTATCAGAAGACTTATCTCTGAGTTTCTTCCATCGCTTCATCTGCTTCTCTGCCAGCTCGATGATTCTAACCTTGGCAGCCTCCTTGGAGTTTTGGAAGTGGAAATACTCACCGATATTCGTTATTCTCTTGTCAATCGGAACGTTCTTCGATTTCAGGCGGTCCACGTTGGCCATGGTCTTTTCCATTTCGTCCTTGTAGTTATACCACTTGCTCTTAGTTCGCTGCAAGCTGCTCTGCTCATTAGGCGTATAGAGTAGGGAGCGAAGGAAAGGAATATCCTTGGTTTCCGTATCGCCTCCGTGTTTAATAACACCGATAGCACGCTCAGTAAAGGTAGCAGCGCCACCGCCAAGGCCACCGATGTAATGATTCAGCATACTAGGGTTCGTTACCATATCCAGGAAACTGTTACCCAGCATATCCTCATTACCCTTGGCTACATCGTTGGTCTGTGCATTCACCCATTTATTCACAGCCATATATCCGTCAGGCACACCCTTGTAGGCTCTCTGCCAAGCAGGGGAATTTTCATTCCAGTCACCACGTCTTTCAATCGGCGCACCCTTCCAGTCTGTATTTAACTCCCATTCCACGAAAGGAGATAGGGCAGAAGGAGAGATAGCCTTGATCGTCTCGTTCAATGGCTCCTTGCCAGCCGAAGAGTTACCGAGATAGTCCATCACCGGCACAAGCTGCGACATACAGCCCACGGCATCCAAGGCAGGATTCTTCTGCCCGCTCACGTTTGGCGAGAAGGTCAATCCAGCCACCAAGTCGCCAAGACCATAGAAGGCTCTCAACTCGATGGCAAGCGGAATAGTAACAAACTGGCCGCCACCCTTGTAGATGCAGAGATTGTTTCTTCTCACATAGTCAGGCAACTCGCCGTATGGGTCCTTCACTCCCTTTCTGTCCTTCTCGTCCTCACTCGCAATCAGCACATTGTTACCAAGTGCAGCCAACGCACCGAGGGCAAAAGGAATGGCAAGCATATTGATAGAAGTACCAACAGGATGATTCTTCAAGTTCTTCACAAGAAGATTGGTACTCTGAATACCGGCATTAAAGAACATAGAACAATGTCTCAGATAGCTAGCCGTAAATCCGTAAGCCCATCTTGCAGCCGCCTTGCCGCCAGTCATTTCTCCGTTCCTGAAACTCTTGATGGCATCACCGCTTCCATGGCGGTTGAAGTTGGTAGATACCTCCTTCGCATCATAGACCGAACGGATGATAGAGCGGTTACTGTCTCGGCTCGCACAGTAGGTAGCGAATCGTGCGATATTCTCAGCCACCTCGTTGATGTTCGCCAGATTTCCGAAGAAGAAGTCACGAAGGGCAGCACCGCCCTTGTCAATCTTGCTTCTTTCGCTCTTCACATCTTTCTTATACTCCTTGGTCCAGTCCTGCATGTTCTTAATCTGAACCCAACCAGTTTCGCCGCCGTTCTCCATAAACTCCTTGAAATATCTCTGTACCTTGTCAGAAGTATCAAGTGTTCCGTTACGATACTTGGCAAACAAGCCCAAGCCAGTAGTTCCGCTCAAATCCTTGAAGCTGATATTCGATGCACCCTTATACAAGCCCAACTGTGCATAGTACTTCGCCCAGAGCGCACCATATCTTGCGCCCTCCTTAGAAGTAACGTTGCTAGATGCAAACTCCGCATCACGCATGATGTTTCGCATCACGAACTCAGGGTTATAAGAGGTACACAACTGCGCCATCATTCTTGAGATAGAACTCAATGGTTTCATGATTCCCTTGGCACCCGAGTTCTCCAGCAATCCATTCAGAGCCTGCGCTGCTCTAGGATTTCCGTTGATAATAAAAGAATGAGTCTTGCCGGCAATCTTCACATCTACGATATGCTGCGATTTGTTCTCTGCTCTTTGGAACTTATAGCCGATTCTTCCTCTTCGATACACCTTTGTCGCCAACCCCTTTGATTCCAAATCCTTCATTTCCATATTGAAGTCTGCTACTATCTGATTTATTTCATCAGCCGTAGCGCCCTCGGGAATGTCTGGGTAACGCTCCATGGTGGTGTGAGTGATAGGGTCATCGGCGTACAAAACCCTAGTCTCCGTCACAAGATTATTGTTCGAGTTGTTTCTTACGAATCTTGCAAATGCCTGACGGATAGCATTCATACCACCATTCTTAATGGCTCTGTTGCCCATCGCACCAATCTGCGCCAGCACGTTTGTCTCACTCAGATACTTGTGTCCTCTCGCTCTCATAATCGTGCTTCCGATGTAACTCTTCGGGTCGCCCTGCTCAGTAATGTAGCCGTAGGTATCTTCTGCAGTAGCCTCATCATACTTTCTCAAAGGCACATACCAGTTGAACATATCAGATACATGACCGTAAAGCTCTCTACTGATAAGACCATTCTTATAGTCAGTATCAATAGAATACTGGGTGGCAGCCTTCACCTTATCCCAATAGTCCTTAACGGACCCCTTCTTGATACTCTCCATCTTTGCTTCTGAATCCATCACGCTAGCGATAGCCTCAGCATCATCGTAAGGATCAGAAGACTTAGCTACTTCCTGTATAGCGTGAATACCCGAATAGTCATGTTCGCCAGCATCAAACTTATTGTCACTATCCACGTAGGTACGGATGAAATCGTCCATGCGCTCATAATAAGTCTTCAAGTCGATGTCTCCACGCTCCAATTTCTCGTCAAGGGTAGCTTTCTCGTTGTTCCAATCGAACTCTACAGTATCAGCTAGCTTCTTGGTCTTCTCGTGCATGCGCATATACTTCAAGGCATCACGCACATACAAGATACGGTTTCGCTCCAAGCCATGCTTGGTAATCATGTAGAGATTGAAGTTTCTTATCTTCTCATCGTCCTTCTTTCCGTCGAAGGCATCCAGTACGCCGGCCATGGCCTTATCAAGAGGCTTCATCACGTTGCGCTCAAACATCTGAGCCGCATCACTCATCGCACCCTGCATGGTGTTCTGCAGTATATAAGGATTCTCCGAAGAAGCAATATCCTCAATCTTCTTGTCAGGCACAATCGCATTCATCAACTTCTTCAACGAAAGCATATTGTCCATATAGCTCTCGGTGAACATATAGCCATGTTCATTAAGCGAACGGTGGTATCTGTCAAGTGCCGTTCCGGCAGATGGGGTAGTACGGAAGTGAATCTCACCATCTGTAGCCTCATTCCACTCAGCCTTGGTAAGACTATCCATACTTCTAACCTTGCCATCGTTGCCGTAGAACATGCCATCATGCGCCACGACAGCAGGCATACGCTCATGGTCGAGACGGTATTTCACCGCCTCGGCTCTCAGTTTCCAATAAGGATCATTCGGATTCTTCTGCAAGTTCTTGCTCAACCAGAGCAAGTACTTCACATCTTTAGTATTAGGCGCAACACGATAACCGATTTCATGAAGGAAATCAGATACCTTATTCTTGATACCATTCCAGAAACCCGGTTCACCCTTGCCATCTTCGGCGAGTCGCGCGATACCTTCCTCAATGGCATCATAGATATTCAGAGGATTGAACTTTCTCTCCTCATCCACCAGCTTCTTCAAAGCCGCATTCTCAGGCTTATCCAAGTCGTACCACACATCACGAAGGAACTTGTCGAATCGTTCATCACCAAACAACTCTCTCATTCCCTTGTGCCCAACCACCTCATGCCAGATGGTCTTCTCGGCAGTATATCTGTCGTGGATATTAGGCATGTAAAGATGCACTTCGCCAGTCTTCTCGTCATACCAGCCAGTTATCTTTCTACCTTCCTCAATGGCAGCCTTCGCCGCCTTGTTGGTGATTTCATCAACCGATGAAACCATATTCACCTTTGCACCAGTCTTCTGAGCCACTTTTTCGATATGGCTCTCAACCGATGAAGTAGGGTAGTTGCTTTCGCCGTTATCTGTGCGGAACTTGGTGCCGCCATTCTTGCCCCATTCCTTGTAGGCATCCTTTGTCATTTTTACGTTAACGAACTTAGCTTGAGGGAACTCCTGTTCCAACTCAGCCATCTGCTGCAAGAACTTCTCCTTTGTTTCAGGGTTCTGTCTACCTTGCTCTACGGTAGTGATAGGCACACCAAGTTTTACAAGCTCTCTCAACTGGTTAGGGGTAACTACGTTCCAAGGGATAGCCAATCCTGTTCCTCTCAGTTGGTCGGCGATTTTCTCAGCAACCTCCTCGTCAGGCAATATTCTTACTGCCTTTCTCCATCTAGAGAGCATCACGCTTCTCTGTCTGTCCTTTGGCAGGAGGCTGTTTACCGTTCCAGAAGTCCAAGGTACCAAGCCCACAGAGTTCTTTGCGCCTTCAGCGTGATAACCGCTAGTCTTCTCGCTCTCAGGAATCTCCCATTCCACAACCTTGATGTTGCCTCTAGCGTAAGCGCCAGAGAACTGATCGTTCATCACCGAAGTGGAAGTGTGCATGTAAGGGTTATAAGCCGCTGGCACTGGTCCTTCTCCTGCCCCAGGGTTCTTATCGGTCTTCACAAGCTGGAACTTTCCGTTCTTCACAAGGTCAGGTCGCTCGTCTGCGCCCATCCACGCACCAATCTCGGTAGCATCGGTACGCTTTCCGTCAATGATAGCAGCCATAGGGGAGTAGAGCTTACCATCCACCTCCTGCATTCCGCTATACATTCTGAAAGTCTTCTCCTTGTTGAGGCGGTCCAACTCGTCCTTGTCGGTAACTCTGTAGGCATAGCCGTTTTCCTCGATGTCATTCATGGCAATATCATCAATCTTTTCATTGAAATCATCCATGATGTCATTGAGTGCCTTATCCATATTGCTCTTGTCTGATACCTCAAAGAGTCTATGCCAAGCATTCTTTATCGCTTGCCACAAGGAGTTATCGCCACGGTTGCGCAATTCCTTGGCTGCATTCATGATTCGCTCACCGAAAGGAATACTAAGTATCTTTCTCTGCTTTTCACCTGCCATTTCAGCAGCAAATTCATACTCATCTTTGGCAGCATAGTCTCTTTTATTTCCTTTCTCCCAAACTATTCTTCTGTCAGCCTTAGCCTTATTGTAAATATCAATAACAGTCTTTACAGCTTCTATCTGCTTAGGAGTAAGCATGCCTTCTGCCTTTCCGTCCTTAACAAGATGAATGGCACCCATAGTAGCCTGATGAATCAACTCATGCAGGATGGTATGAGCTGCCTCTTTAGGGTTGGTGTATGTTCTAGAGAGAGTATCAATGAAGAGATTAATGTTTCTTTCTGGTGTAGCTTCACCAACATTACCTCTCTCATCGCCCTCATCCTTGCCACCAAACTCAACACCGAGCCGCTTGGCTATATCGCACGCCTTTTCAAAGAGTCTTCTTGTGCCTTCTTCTTTTGCTTGATTTGTCGCCTCAAAGAGTCTAGATATATCTGCAAAAGAGGCTTTAGCTCCTCTTCGCAATCCATAGCCATCTGCGAGAGCTTTGGCTCGAACTTCTCGATAGTCCATTTCTCTCCTTGCGGCAGTTTCGGCAGCTTCAAGTTCAGCTCTTTTAAGTTGCACAAGATGCGTTCTACTTGCTTTCTCTCGGTTTCCAAAAGTTCGTTCCCAGAATCTAACTTCATTTTCTAATCCATTTAAAGTGTAAGTAATTTCAGAAGCCTTATATATAGAAAATTCTGAGGTATAGTAGTCGAGGTGTCTGTTAAACTCGGTTTTATCCTCATCCGACAAGCCTTGAGTCAACTCGTCAACTCTATCATCAAACTTCTTTTCAATCTGCGAAGATACATTTTTATCTACATCTTCCGGAATGATTCTACTATTCTTAACATCTTTTGTATCTGTTTTAGAATACTGCAAGCCTCGGTCCTCACGGAAGTGGGTGACTTCATCCTCAGAAGTATTGCGCTCCTCCTGTACCTTCACGCCCATCTTAGACAGGCGGTCCAGTACTGGCTTCAACTGCTCTGGCTTGAACTCAGCAAGCATATTGTTGCCTCTGGTCTCGAAGTTATTACCATTAACCAGTTTCAGCAAATCTTCATCCATGAAGTACTTGCCGCCCTTCGCCTTGCTCTTCGGTACACGAAGCTCGTAGAAGTAGCCACGATTGTTGTCTATGCGCTTCACCTTCACTTCACCATCCGATGAAGTAACCTCGTCAATACCACCATGCCATGATGAAAGCTCAAACTTATCGGTTACGCTGTTGATAGGCGCATCTGTAGTTAAGCCCTTAGGGTCGAATCTATCTGGCATCAAGATACCAGTCTTCACCTCGCCAGTATCAGTTGTATATTTCACCAGCTGACCGCCCAAGCCCTGAGCCTTACTGTCAACCAAAGCCTGCATCAGATTACCAGTTACAATATAGCCATTCTTGCGGCTCTCATTGCTAGTCAGTCTATCCCAGTTATCAAAGTTTTGGTTCAATACTCTGAGATGGCTGTCTCCCATTCCGGCAGCCTGCTTGGTCATGCGGTCGATAGAACCGATAATATCCACCTTGTTGTCACCTGCGCCCATCTTGCCGGCAATAGGGAAGGTAATCTTTCTTCTGCCATCCAAGGTAGCAAAGGAAACCGAAGAGGCGTTAGGAGAGTAGTTATCAGTAATCTTGATGTCAATAAGTCTACCATAACTGTTACCGAATCCGCTCAGTTCGTTAGGATTGTTCATATCTGTAGGCAGAGCGAAAGTCTGGTTTGTATCGAAGGTATCAAGCACACGCTCAAACATTTCAGCCTTGGCTTTCAGGTTCTTCACCACATCGTTCAGCTTATCTTTCTCCTGCTTGTAGATGTTGTCATACTGATAGCCAGCCATCTTCTCAATCTGCTCATCGCTCATGCCCGAATCCTTCTGACTCTTCTTGCCATCCTTGATATACTTCTCCTTAGCCTTGGTTGCAGCCTTCACCGCACGCTCCTCATACTTCTGAGTCTCGTCCGCAATCTTCTGGTCGAAGTACTCCTTCACGGCAGCCTTCTTATCGGTCTTGTATTCATCCCAAGTCTTGCCGCCAGTCAAACCATCCTGCGAAGCCTTCACCTCAGAAGCCTTCATTGGCTTCTTCAAGATGGCCATGTTCACCTTTTCTATATAGGTGTTGTCAGCAAAGGCGTTATCTCCGCCCGGCTCTGCACCCTGCTTCCAAACTTCCTTGTGGAGAGTCTTAGCCTTCAAAGGCAGCTCGGTAATCTCAAGGTCGTTCTCACCCATTTCGTTGAGTCGCTGAATCTCGTTGGCATAAAGCTCGCCAATCTCCTGCAACATCTTCTCCTGTTCAGAAACTCTCAGCAGGGCCATACGCCCAAGCAACTTGCTTGCATCGGCACCAGCTTCACCATCACCAACACCGCCACCGCTAGCAACAAGAGTCTGTGGGTCGATTCTAGACAAATCATCGCCATGAGTCTTCTCCCATCCGAATGGATCAGCCATGCGAGCATAAAGGTCAAGATGCTCTGCCATATACTCACGAACTACCTTATCACCATATTTATTGGTAATATCGGCAACTTCCATTTCGTTGAACTTACTCTTCTGAGAAGAAGTTGTATTAGCATCAAGAGATTTCAACTTAGCCTTAAACATCATCAGCAGTCGCTGCTCGGCAGGGATAAGGGAAACCACATACTCGTATGCACCTCTAGCCACCTGACCGGTTCGGTCGATACGTCCACGCATCTGAACCTCGTCATTCACGTCAAGCTGCTGCTGCGCCACGATCATCACACGCTTCTTCTGGTCCTTATACTTGCTCGAAGCATGAAGGGAAATACCGGTTGCTGCACTCTTGTTGAGGATAAGCGCATCAATCTTACCATCGTTAAAGTCGCGAGCGAGTTTCTTCTTGTCTGTATCAGCACGCTTTACCTTGGTAACAGTTCCGTTGTCGTTATAAACAAACTCGGTCTGTCTACCGGTCAGCTCGCCAACCTTATAACCTGCCTTCTGCAGCTCGTTCTTGATAACATCAATAGGAGAGAGTGAAAGACCGGTACTTGTCTGCTCAATCTTCTTCTCCAGTTCGTGATAAGCCTCAACTGCCTCATCGCCCAAATCAGAAAGCTTGATGTAGCCGCTTTCACTATTATCCTTTGCATCCTTCTGGGTATAGCGAAGTGTACCCTCCAGACCTTTTTTCAAAGATGTGCCCAAGTCTGGTGCGTCCATTTCCTCACCAAGCGCAAGGTTGCCAGTCTGCGATTCGTTGGTATTGTTCAACGCAATCACAGGCTTCATACCCTGCTTCAAATAGTCGATTGCACGTTCTGCAGCAGACTTCGCTTTCAGAGAAAGAAGAACCTGCTGAACGGTATTGAACGCCTTGCTGGCAAATGGCTGATTCTTGATACCCAGGGCAGCCGTTCCCTTCTTGATTCCCATAGTAGACTGAATGGCAGCGAGCTCATCATTACGCTCATCCACGTAACTTGAAACATATTTCTTTTGGAAATTGATAATATCATTAAACAATCCGATGATACTATCATACTGCTCTCTTTGTTCCTGCACTCGCTCAGGATCATCAATCGCCTTCCAGTCGATGGTTACGCCAGTCATATCTCGCTCACGGCGAATCATCTGACCGCATTGCGTCAAGGTCTGGCTCATAATCTCCTGCAAGGTTGCACCACCACGCTTTACCGCATCAATCAAATCGGATGATTTCATACCGCCCTCGTTCATGGCCGTACACAAAGCGTAGATAGGCATATTGTCTGGTCTCTTGGCAAAGGTTGCAGAGAAGAAGGTAACGTTCTTTGCTTTCTGAATAATGTGTTGGAAATAGTTGCCCTGACCGCTATTGCCGCCAGCCGTGTGGCTTTCGTCAAGGATAAGATAGGCGTTACCCATCAGTTTTTCAATAGCATCACGTCTTCTTTGTCCGCTGAGAGCGGCAGCACCGAAAGATTTACCCTTCGCAAGCTTTCTCTCCTTGCGGTTGCCGTCCTCGTCAAACTCATACACACCATTGCTTACTTGGCTGTAAGTAGTCAATACATAGTCATATTCGTCTGGCAGCTTTCCGTTCTTTTCGATGTAATCAAGCACTCGCTTCACCTCGCTCTTCGATGGCAAAGCAAATACAACTTTTCCGTCTGAGTCGGTAATGGCAGCTTCCTTGGCGCTACCGAATACAAATGGTCTTAGGTCTGGGCTTCCAATATCCACCAAGTCACGGTAAACATCGCTCAGCAATCCTGCTGTCTTGGTGAAATATACAGGAACCTGACCCTGCTTCTTGGCGTATCTGATAAGCGAAGCAGCCTGTCTTCCCTTACCGATACCAGTCATATCTCCAATGATAAAGGCGTTGCCCTTCTTTGCCTGCTGCAAGGCAAGGGCTACAGAGTCAACCTGCTCTGCAGCAAGATGAGAATACAAATCATCCTTATCATTATAGCCCAGCTCGTCAACAAGGAACTGGTCGGCATCGCCCAGTTTTTCAAGGTTCTTATTTACCGCCTCCTGCTGATCGGCAGGCATAACTGCTTTCAGAGTGAATGGGTTTCCACTCTTAGGGGTATAGGTAACTTTCTCTGTACTTAGTCCACGTACGGATTTGTCCACCCGCTGTAGTTGTCCCCGTGGTCCGCTTCCGCTCCCGGTGCTGGCAGGTTCATCAGCATTTGGCTGAGCGTCATTCCGTCCAGCTCCTCCTGATCCATTTCCTCGCTGCTCGTTGGTTCCAGTGGTTGGTTCTTTGCTTGGAGAAGGCTCTGTCCCTGTTCTGTCTGTTCTACTATCTCCATTAGGAAGTTCTCCATCTTGTCTTGGCTCGGTTCCTCGTTGATTTTCCAAGTCATCATGGGTTCCTGATACGGAAGTGGAGTCAAATAGGTCAGACTCTCGCTCACCATCTGGTTTGCTTCCTCCTCGTTCTCCTGTTCGTACTCTCTCTCTAGGAGTACCAGCAGCGCCTTGTTTATCAAGTTCTGGTTGAGCACTTCTTGTTTCTCCTCCGATGGAAGTATCCATCCGTTCACCTCGTAGTATATCATCTTCAATTCGTTTATAAAGTTCGTCATAATCTTTCACGGTCTCGGCCCTAGCCTTATCCTTTACTGGTGGAAAGGCATTCTCGTTCAAGCGTCTTCCGTTTATTAATATAATACGTGTAGGGTAGCTGGTTCCCTGCTTTGCATAGAGACTGCCATCCACATTAATCACGTCCTCCACATTATAGTGGCTATAGAGATAACCAAGGAAAGCCTTATCTTTCGGATTCAGACTTCCGTTCTTGGCGTATTCTGTCTTGCCGCCGATGATAATGGCAGCACGGCCATCGTCCTTCATGCTCTCCAAGGCATTGATAGCCATCTGTCCTTCCAAAGAAGAAATCTTGTAGCCGTCATACTCCTTAGGGGTAGCACTACCGAATGGTGGGTTTGTTACCACCACGTCAACGTCCTTGTCTGCAAAAGGCTGGGTTCCGTCCTGACTGGTCACGTTCTTGAAACCCTGTCTTCTCAGGTTCGCCAATCGCTGGGCATCAATATCGTTCACATGCACCTTATCCATTGGCAAGCCGATGGTAAGCATACCGTTGCCGGCACTAGGCTCCAGAGCACTCTCAATCACCTTGCCGTTACCCTTCACATACATATCCGCAAGGAAAGCGTAAGGGGCAGGGGTAGAGTACTGCTGCTTCATCACTCGCTCAGAATCTCTCTGGTTGAGGCTAGGCTGATTCTCATAGAGTGTCTTGATGCGTTCAAACTTCACGGCATCGTTGGTAGATTCCGAAGAAGCGATACCTCTTGCTCGCTTAACAATAGCTGTTTCAGCAAGCTCCTGAAGGTCTGTATCCTTAATATCCTTCAAACCAACTCTCTCAGCTATCTTTCTAAGCTCAACAATACCGTTAAACTTGTGTTTGAAGCCCAACTTTATGTTCACGGTATCAATAAACTTCTTCTCAGCCAGCTTTCTTTCCTCGGCAGTCTTTGAGTCGCCCACCAGATTCTCCTGATGCTTAGGCGAAGTCTTCTCGTAGTAGTCAGCCCACTCCTTCAAACTCATGCGCTGCTCGCCATCGCGATAGCGGATATTCATCATCTGCTCATAGATGGCATCCACGTCTTCCTTCTTAAAGAGCTTGGCAGCAGGGGCAAACTCTTTGCGCATTTCCTTCACCACGTCTTCAAGATTGTGCATACCTCTCTTGATTCTCAGATAAGCATTCTCGGCCATGGCGCTCACCAGCTTAGGCAATACTTCCAGCTGTCTAGAGTTAAGACCAACAAACGAAGCAGAAATTTCATCCTTGCCGGCATTCTTGAGCATATCCCAAAGGTCATTAACCTTCTTGTTTGAAGCCGCTACTGCTGCATCGTCAGCCTTCTGCTGAGGCTTCTTTTCTGTCTCCACCTTGGCTTTTTTCTCCTTCTCGAATCCTTCTGCTGCATTCTTGATTCCCTCCATAGGGTCAGCAGATGGTTCCGCTTTAGGAGTCTCTACTTTAGGCTCTGTCTTCTGCCCTCTGGTCTTGGCAAAGATACTTTCATAGATAGCACGATGCAAATCATCTGTCACCTCTCCGTTCAGATAATCAAGAGCCATATCTTTTGACAAATCATCCACGTCTGCCTTCTTGATCTCATCCTCAGTCAGAGGATGCTCCTTCTTGAATTCCTGGGCGGCCGCCGCAATCGGGTCAAAAGTAGGGTCTGGGTTCTCTTCTTTAGGAAGGAGTGGGAGAGGTTTTTCTTTTACCTTACCGTCAACATATTCGACAACCTCATTCAGGTCGCCAAACTTCTTGCCATCATACTCGTAGTATGAACCAGTGTATTCACCCTTCTCGTTTGGCTCATCAACCTTGATAACCACCTTGTCTCCATCAATAAGAATCTTCTGCCTTGTGATAGGACCGTTCTCAGATGGAGTTTCGGTTTCCTCGTCAGTAACTTTAATACGACTTTCAAGTTCTTTGTTTACTAAGTCGTCTGGTTCTTCTACTCTTGGTCGTTCTGGTTCTGTTCCTGCTTCTGCTGGTTCATTTCCTCCTGATGCTTCTTGTTGAGGTTCTTCAACGCCTGAAACATCATTGCCTCCTTCAATTTCTGAATGTCCTGTTCCATAATCTTGCCATTTTTTAAAGTTCAAATACTCATTAATTAACTCTTCCTTGGTAGGAGCTGCCTCAAACATATTGCCCTCGCCAGTATTTCTAGCCTTAGCGATTCGGTTATATTCGTCAAGCAAATCTCTGAAATCAGAAACCTTGCCCTCCAAGGCTAAAGCCATCATCTGAGAGATAGAAGAGTAACGCTTAGCCGCATCCTCACCGAACATATCTGATGTTCTCAGCAGCGTATCAACCTTATTGCCGCCCTGTCTTGCCTCATAGAGCAATTGGATAGCCTGATCAATTTCATCACGAAGAGAGAACTCGCCCAACTTCATGTTGTCCATTACCGAGCGGATAGCGTTGATAGCCTTATTCTTCACCGTAGAGTCGATGCCCAGCATTCTGATAGTCTCAGGCTTGAAGATAGAACCCAACAGAAGGTTCTTCACATACTCCCTGCCTTGTGCAGAAAGTCGCTCAGGACTATCCATCATCTGTGCCACCTCGTTCTGTCCGATGATACCTTTATCTACTAACGTCTTTACCAAGTCATTTATTGCCTTAGAATTGTTAAAGAAAGCATCAAGAGAACCATTTCCCTCAATCTCTGCAACAATCGCGCCTACTTCGTCAGAAGTCAAGGTCTTAGCCTTGGCAACCGCCTGCTCGGTATTGCTCTGAGTCTTCTTCTCGTTTCGGTTGAACTTAGCGAAGGTAGCTGCATCGTATGGCAATCTCTCATCGGTCACCAATACAAGGCGTGGGTGCTCGATTCCGCTCTGCTCAATCTGCTCTCTGGTAAAGCCGAAGTTCTCGGCATTCTCCAGAAGGTCGTTGATGTATTCAGCGTCTGTACCTTCCTTTGCAGCCTTCTGCCCTGCCATCGTTCTACCGTTGCCATCATAAACGATACCCTCGTCAGATACCACTGGCACCTGCTCGATAGCCATACCATTATACTTTCGGGCAATCTGGTCCGTATTCTGCTGAGCCGCCTTGTCGTGCTCATAGTCACGGTCATTCACGGTTCTGCCCTCAGCATCGGTAGGGAATCCCTCAGATTTCTTATAGTCGTTATTCACATCATGAGAAGGAGTAAGACTTTCAGCCGGAACAATCTCATAGTGTCCCTTAATCTTTGTCTCTCCGTTAGGCAGCATTCTTGTGCGCTTGTTGCCTACAAGTCTAGGCGCATTCACAAACTTCTGTGCAGCCACGCTACCAGCTTCATGTGCGCCCTCAGTCTGTTCTGTCTTACCCACGGTCTCGGCAACCTTCTTGGCTGTCATAATCTTCTTGATATTCTGAGCGTGGTCCAGCTGCTTCTTGGCAGCTTCAATAGTCTGATTCTTCAAAGTCTCCTGCTCCATGATGTCGTTAGGCTCGGCGGTATAGTCCACCTTCATCTTCTCGGCATCCTTCAAAGCCTTCTCTGCTTTCTGAATCTGTCCGTCCACTACCTTCTCAGCATTCTCCCCGAAATCCTCAGTAAGAATCTCCGCACTCTGCTCAGGAGTCATACTAGCATAGTCTGGCGTAGGTCTTCCCTTGCTGTCCGTAGCCATAGGAACATCTGAACCATCGGCAAACTTTCTGTTAGGTTGAGGCTGCTCTTGTGGTGCTAAGTTCTCATTTGTGGTATTATCTTTGCCCGATGTGGTATCAACTTTTGTTAAATCACCCTCTTTTGTGGTACTATCTTCCGATTTTGTGGTATTATCTTGTGGTGCCTCTTGCTCCTTTGGCTGAGGCTTGGCAGTATCCTGCATCGCCTGTTCCTGTGCCGCCTGATTGTAAGGCTCAGAGTTCTTCATCTGCAATCTCTGACGATATTCTGCAGCAAACTGGTCGATAGGCTGGTTTTGAACCAGAGTAACCTCATCTGCCTTCACATAAACCATTTCCTTTGTATTAGGATCTAAGCAGACGAGCATATCGCCGCTGCCTTCCTTGGCTCTACCTGTAGTCTGGTCGAAGGCAACATCACCCGAACCAACAAGAAGTGTTCTTCCGCTGCTGTCTTGAATATATAGAGCCTGCTCGCCATTCATCGCCTGACCGTTCAATGTTCCGTGATAGCTCCAATCAGAAATAAAGCTCTTCACGTTTTCCTCTATAGCATCAGCAGTAGCCTGTTGCATACCCTGCACTCTAGCGTTCGCATTAATATATTGGGCAAGTGGGGTTAACTCTTCTTGGGTCAATCCATTCTGAATGAGTGCATCGTAAATCTGTGCCGGTGTCAAGCCCTGCTGGTGCAATTTCTCAAAGGTTTGCTTGAAGACATCGTTACTATCCATCGCTGCATCAAGGGCTTGCTCTGCGTTGCGAAGATTGCGCAACTCATCAACTACCACGCCGCTATCCGGATTGTCTGTTCCCAGACTATGCTCCTCGGCAACCGTCTTACCTTGGCTTGCAGACTGGTCTGCGTGTGGCTTTCCGCTAGGGAAAAGTCTGTTTTCAAGCTCGCTCTTCACATAATAGAAGATTTTGTTCTCCTGGTCGGTGCGCTTCATCGGGTCTTTGCGCATGATGTTGTCAATATCAACCGTCATGTTTCCCTTGTCGTTGATCATCTTCTTCCATGTGTCAATAAGACCATCAACAACGTCTGCGGATTCTACTTTAAGATCGCCATACGAACCGTAAACGTCCACATACTTCTCCCAGTCAAGATAGAGCGCACTCTTTGGGTTGCGCAAGTCATTAATCAGTTGGGCGTTTATCGGGTCTGTAACATCCTTGCTTGTGTCATAGCCGTTATTACGGAGGAAGCCAAGTGCCAGACTGGTAACATTTCCGTCCTCATCAGTCAGCTGCATATCCTTCATCTTGGAATAGCCAATCAGCGACATCATATCATCGTTGTCACGATAAAGCTTCTGCTTGTAAAGAATAGCTCTGCGCTCATCGGCATTCTTATAAGAGGTACGTGTAAGCAGCGTTCCGTTCTTGGTGTATTCAAGAATCTGTTTGTTCTTCACGTCGTTCACGCTGCGGTAGCTTTTGCCTCTTGTCGTGTTAAACAAGCCCATGGCCGCATTCACCTTCTCTTTGGTGCTCTGAGAAACGTCTGGGTCGTTCATAAAATCCGTGTAAGCCGTTTTGTATTTCGGATCTCTTGGAGCTGTCTTCGATGCACGGTCCACCTTCACGAAAGCATCCATCAGATTCTTACCCGATGCAGAAGAAATCAACTCGTTCTTCTCGTCAGGAGTCAGACGAATATCTACGGCAATAGGAGAACCGTTGGCATTCTTTCCAATCACGAAATTACCACCGCTATTATGAGTAAGATTATACAACGCATTTCCGATATGAGCGTAATTCTTAGGCTCTCCAGCCTTAAATGCGCCCACCATCACCACGTCTTCAAGCCATGTGCCAAAGGAAATGTCCTTATCGCCAGTGATATTGTCGGCAACCATCATGGTTCCAGCCTCAACGCCGAGACCTGTGGCGGTAGCACCAAGCTTCTGTGTGCCATGCAGCCATTTCTCGCCTGTGCTCTTCTCCAAGCCAGTGATACCGAACTTTGACACCCAAGGAGCCATGATAGCACCCGATACTCCGAACATCGCACCAGTGGTAGCACCATGCTCGAATCCTCCCAATGCCGCCTGACCCAATGCCGACAATGAAGTATCATCGCCGGTGGATGCCTGTCCTAGGGCTGCGGTAATACTGGAGTAACCGCCCAGATTGAGTGCACTCTTCGCCGTTCCCTCAACCAATCCAGAAGCAATCTTCTGTGCCATCGTCATGTTTGCAGCCTTGAATGCCAACTGCTGTGCGGTAAGCTTGGCTCCCATCTTCACAACTCCAGCCTTGGCGAGACCTTTCATCAGGACCTGCTTACCCAAATCCACGGTCAAATTGGATGCGCTGCCTGTCATTCCGAGAATAGGGGAGTCCATCGCCATGTTAGCCGCCGTAGAAACGAAACGTGCGCCCATGCCAGACTTGTAACCTTCGTTAGCCTTGTAGCCATTAACGGTAGGCATTTCCTCCAGACCGTCTGCAATAGCCATCGCCTCCTGCTCTCTGGCAATCTGCTCTCTCGACTTATCCTGCCCGGCAGACAAGGTTCCTAAGATGGAATCGCTGAGTTTTCTCACCACATATTCCGTGGCACTCTGAGGCAGAATCTCCTCAATATTCTTAACACCGAGTATATTCTGGGCACGCTGCATCATATGAGGAGTAACATACTTGTCAACGTACTCCTCCACGCCCATGTTCAGCTTGTCGGCACTCTGCATGATGTGCTCCTGTAATCCCTTCTGAGAGTATATTTCCTGCAACTTGGAACTGAGGGTGTCGGCAAGTACATTCTGGCGGTTCTTGATCCTGTTGTCCTGCAAATCCTTCCACGCCTTGTTTCTCAGATAGGCATCATTACCAGCTTTCTTCAAAGCCTGCTGATACTGAGACCAAGACAAATCATCAGCCTCCTTCATAGAAGAGGCAACAAGAGAATCAATCTCAGGCGCAATGGTGCCATATTTGCCGTCATTATTGGTAAAATTATTACCCTCCACCTCATACTGGGCGAATGCTCTTGCATCGTCCTCTCTCTGCTGCTTGGCTCTAGCCTGTTTAGCCTCAGGAGTAGAAAGCTGCTGCATCGTCTCGTTGAAGTTCTTGGCAGTAGGGGTTATTCTGCTTCTGCTGATAGGGGTAGCTCTCTGCTGCTCCTGACGTGCAGACTGCTCTTGTGCTCTTTGCATGCGTGCGCGCGCATTACTAGCTTGAGCCTGCTGCAATGGAGTCATTTGGTCGTTGCGCATGTGCATCAACCGCCAGTTCTGCATGTAGTCTGTACCAGAAGTAGTAGCCGTTCTAGGCTGCTGAGCCTTCTGCTGCCTTGGCTTCCGATACTGAGCTGCGACTTCCTGCGCTCTCTGCTTCATCGTCAGCTTCTTGACAGGCTGAACTGGCTTCTGCTGCCTTGGCTTCGGATTTACTGCATGAAGTCCGAGTCGCTGCGCAAACTCCTCATACGAACTACTGGAAACAGCACCATCTGCATGAAGCGCATCATAGAGCTGCTTTCTGTTATGATAGCCCTGCTTGCCTGGCGCATACACGAACTGTCTGAAATGTTCTCTAGTTCCCGATACTGCGCCATCTGCTTTCAAGGCGTTATAAAGTTGGTCAAATTTATCTCCAGCCATATATTATATATTAATGTTTATAATCCAAGTTTCTTTGTATTCTTATAGCCATTCTTCGACTTACCTGTAGACTTCGGTCTGTTTCTCGCATTCCTAGCCGCATTCTGCGAAGCTGCTGCCTGACTGGTAACAGATGCACCCTTTCTTCTTGTGGTGGTCGTTACCTCTGCGCCAGTCTTCGGATTGATGGTCTTCGTACTGGTAGAAGTAGAAGTCTCGCCTTGCGGAAGCTTGCCATATTCACGGTAGTACTCCTGTTCCCACATGGTCTTGTTAGGCTGATAGCGCATCTTGCCGTTCTTATCCTCAAACCAGTACTTGGCACCAGAGCCGCTACCGCTCCTGCCTGACCGTCCACCGCCTCCACGCCCCTTATGGGTCGCATTGTACTGCTGAATAGCCAGACGCTGCCTAGCCTGCTCATCCTTCACCTTATCACGCCCCTTCTTATACTCGAAGTCACGCTTATCCTTATCCTTCTTATACTGGTCAGCTGCCGCATCCTTATCCTTTCGGTACTCGAACTTATCCTTGGCAAGCTGATTACCTTCACCACGAAGACCCAACAGATACTCCCTATAGACCTGATTTGCCTTTGCAGCCGCACTCTTAATGTCAAGGTCAGCCTGCTTATAGGCAGCATCCGCATCAAGGGCAGCCTGTTTCTGTCTCTGAGCCTTGCGGTTCTGATAACCCTGTTCCATCATGGCAGTAGGGTCGTTGAACACCTGCAGAGGCGCACCCTTAGAAGTATTGATGATATTTCCCATGTGGCGAATAGCATCAGCAAAGGCAGCGATATTCTCACGGTTGGTAGTGATTCGGCGGTCATATTCGTCAGGAGTCTCACCCTCTCTCATTCCCGGTCTGCTCTTCGGCATAATCTTGCCGAGCCAACTGAAAAAGCCGCCATCCCTCTGTTTAGGGTCAGCCTCAAACTCTGGAACCTGCTGTTCCTGCGGCATCTGAAAGCCGCTCAGAGCAGTAGAAAGCGTATCATAGCGAGGTGTTCCGTCAGCATTCCAACCAGTAGAAGGCTGCGGCATTCCCTCAAAGTTACTCTGAGGCTGGGGAGTATTCTCTGCTGCATCGCCCATGTAAGGAGTCTGTACTGGTCCCAAGGTAGGGTTAGCATTACCGCTTCCCTGCGGAACGAACTCTTCCTGCTTAGGCATCTGGGTGAAGTCCGTAACAGGTGCTGCGCCAGTCTGAACAGGCTGAGCCTCAAACTTACCGGTAGCACCGCCTCCATTCCCGAAGAAGTTAACGCCAGCACCGCCATTAACCCCCGCAGCTCCTCCGTTGCCTCCATTCATCACCTGATCATAATCGGGATATTTCGCCCTCATCAGGTCATGCACAGCCTCAGGATAGCCGCCGATAGTTACCGGCTTCTTCCTAGGCTGCTGCGTATTCTGATTATTGTTTACTGCCATAGCTTACTGTTCTTCTTTAATAATAATTTCGCCAAACAGAAGAAATTGGTCTATAGTATCATCGATTACTTTAGAAAGTTCCTCTGCAATATCAACCCTAATCATCTGGTCTATGATGCCTTTTCCGTCCTTGCTTCCTACGAGTCCGAGTTTATGAGCCTTTGCGTTAAAGGATTCATAAGCCTTCTCTTTCAAATCATCGAGAGAACTTTTCGCATATTTTGCTGCATAAGACTCAAAAACATCATTAATGGATTCTCTTGCAGCTTTCATACACTTAGCATTAAAATCAAGCGTTTTTGCCGTCAGTTTCTTCTCCTCTTCCTCGATAAAATCAGACAGCTGAGGGTTATATCTGTAGCCATTTGCCCAACGACGATATTCTTTGAAGTCTTCTGAGGAGACTGGTTTTCCATAAACTATAACATTTGCCATCTTCTGAATCATCTTCTCAGCAGCAATACCGTATTCACAATACTGCTTTGAAGCATTGCGAACTGTCTCAACCAGCTTAATCTTCTCCTCCAATTCCTTCTTGGTAGCTGCCAGCTCCTTGCCCAAGTCAGCAATCACCTCATCCTTCTCAGCAATCACCTTCTCTTTGTAAGCGAGAGCACTCTCGGCGCTCTTCAAAGCCCGAGCATCAATCTCGTCAACAATCTTGTCTGCAAGCTTCTTCTTCAACTTCTCATTCTCTCCAACATACTTAAGACCTAACTCGGCAAGATTCTTCTCACGAATCTTTGTAAGGCGAAGTTCCTCGTTCTTCTTGTGGATAATCTTGTTGAGTCGGGAAATCTTTTTAGTGAGATGCTTAATCTTCTTCGCCTGCTCATCCAACAAGGCATCGTTGAACTGGGAGGCTGCTTCTTCAAGGGCAGGGTTTTCACTTGTATTTCGATTATCTTTCCACTTCAATTTTATACCTTCTGCTTCACTCAAAGGAGAACCAGGAATAGGCTCGCCGCATTTGATGTGATTCTTCTCATTCTCCTTATTCAAGCGAGCCTCACGCTCATCCCATTCAATAGGAGACAAACCAACGGTCCACTTATTTGCATTGGCAACCTTTATGGCTTCGCAAACTTCTGGCTTCTCAAATTCTCTTATCGCGCCACTCTGGTTTATTACTTTCGACGCCAAACTCAAGATGAAACCTTCCTTCTTCAATATTTTCTTTGCTTCTTTTAATTTCATAATCTATCCAATTAAAATAATGATTAATAAACCAGAAATGCGCCTAACGCATCTGCTACAATATCCTTGATGTCAAACAAGCCGTATGTGTTATTGTCGTACACCTCCTTCAATATGCCGGCAATAACCGAAATCATACCGGCTGATACTGCCGAAGCAGCAATACCAAGACCAAGCACGTTCATATTCAAAAGAGCAACAACCATCGTGATCAGGCAGCAAGTCTCAAAGTGCAATACTTTGTCCTCGCCACCAATTCGCTTTATAAAACTCTGAAATCTATTCATACTATTTTGTTTTATGTTTTAAAAAAAGGTTTATAATATCGTGGTATGATGCAGGAATAATGCCGTTATCTGTCTCTTTGTAATAGTAGAATTTAGAACCCCACTCCTCAGATTCTTTCTTGCTTTCTTCCACTTGCACATTTCGGACTTTTCCATCCTTGCATATCAACCGAGCACAATACTCTCTTCTAGTATTTACTCTATGGTTATACTGCTCGTCCATTTCTTTTAGAAACTTCACTAAACCATCTAGCGTTATCTTATTATTGCTAGACTCGAATGGCTTTTCAATCTGAGACAAAAGACCTTTTCCTATCTTTACTTCCATATTATTTATGTTTAATCATTTTAACACTTCCCGAAAATTCAGGGGTGGGGAAAATCGGAAAACCGAAATCCAGAAAAAGGGGGTGGGGGAGGCAGAATTTCTTTATTTGTATTATTCTACTATAATTAGCAACGGTGGTCGAAGGGGGTGGGGGTCTTGGGGTCGCCTGTTGTACCTCGTCCACCTTGCCTGTCGCTCGTCCGCTCCACCTTCTAGCTGCTACCCAAGCCCCGACAAGCCAACTGCCTTCTTCAAGCGGTATTGGTTCTTCTCCTCGGGAGTCATCATGCTCTCAGCCAAGTGGTCGCTTGCAGCAGAATGAGCGGTTCGGTCTTGTTGTGTTACAATTGTGTTACCATTTGGCTTTTCATTTGAGCCTAAAGTGTTGGTTTTCACCCCTTTAGCACCTTCGAGTTCTGACCCCAATTGGTTCACACCGAAATTGAACATCGCATTGGACGCATTTTGAGCCGCATCGCTAGTGGCTTGCGCCTTCTGCTGCTCGATTTGCTGACGTTCCCTAGACAACTGCTGAGTGTTCTGAAGGTGAGCGTCCTCCACATGTTGCTTGCGAGCCGTGTCTTGCGCCGCTACGTTGGCTATCGTGTCGCCCATAGCCTTGTTAGCCGCCTCCTTTGCCATCGCCACGCTTGCAGCAGTTCCACCGCCAACGGCAGCCGCACCATCAGCCTTGCGGACGTACTCGTCCTGTACCTCCTTCGCCCTTCTCATGAGGTTCTGCCCTGCTTTCGTGTCAAGGTAGTCCGTGTTGTAGTTCTTGTCGTACCAAGCCTTCTCAGCGTTCGTTCTGTACTTGTTCTCGGCTGCTGCCCTTCTAGCTGCCTTCTTCGCCTTGTTAGCACCGAAGAGTGATGAGCCAACGCCAAGCGCCAAGGATGCAGCACCTAAGACCCATTCTTTCTTGTCCCCGAGAACAGGGCAAGAGGTCAAATGCTTTGGGATTTTTGATAATATTTCCGTCATAATTGCAATTATTTGATGTTTCGAGGGCAAATATATAATATTTGAAGTTTCGTTTTGCCGTGTTCCAGCCACGTTCAAAATCGCCCCAAATCCCACCAATTTCTTTCTCGGGGCGCAACTCACCCCTTCTTCTCCTCCTCCTTCGCCCTCTAGAATACCCATTTTGTAAACATACGTGATTATTGTAAAGAAAAGACAAGTGGCTAAATATAAGCAAGTTAGTTTCAATCATTCCCTAGGGAGAATAAAAGTTAGATGTAAAGAAAGTTCTTATTTCATAAAAGAAGATTCTTTGCAAACAAAAAAGTGGTTTTGCATTAATATGTACGCACGCAGGCAAGGAGTTCGTTAGCAAACTTTAACTAGGCGTATTCAACCTTCTTGAATTGTTTTCACCCACAATCAACGCTAAACTCGCTCATTTCTGCCGATTTTTGCGATTTTCGGGCAGTTGGTCGGGATTTCTCCCAAATTCGTGAGTTTTGAGCCGTTTAAGAGCCATTTTCAAGCAGATTAGATCCGATTTTGTGGATTTTTCGTAGATTTCATGGTTTTGTGCCGGATAATGCGCTCATCTAGAATTTAGACCAAAATAGACCAAAATAGACCAATGTGATGAGCCAAGACCTCCTCCGTACCAAGTCCAAGGAATTGTGCTTTTCTATTTTTCTAGTTGGAGAAATATTTTTTCCTAGTTAGGGAAATTGTTTTCTTTGGTTGTGTGGTTTCCTGTACTCTCTCTGTTCTCTCTCTTGTGTGTGTTCCTACCTTATGGGTGAGAGTGAAGAATCCTCGGGGGAGATAAGGGGGCAGCGCCCTCCCCATGCCCTGTGGGGCTGACGCCCTCACCACAAGCCTTGCAGCCACTTGCCGAAGGTGTACACCGAATACAGGCAACACACCACGATGAGCAGTTGCAAGAGCCACTCAGCATACTTCACGGATGGTTTCTTATGTTCCTCCACCTTCCCGAATACATTAAAGAGATAGGCTATACAAACGAGTGAGACTGCACCGAAGGCGAGCCACATGATAATTTGGACTATAATCATTTCGCTATAATCCTTAACTCATCAACTTGCTTGAAGAACTCCTCCAATGTATCGGCAGTATAATGGATGCCCTTGTAGCGGATAAAGCTAGCAAAGCCTTCTTTGCTATCCTCCTCGAAGAGTTCAGACACCTTGCAGCCGATTATCTCTGCCATTTGTTCAAGCCTATCAATACCAAACTTTTTGCGAGCCAACATTTGGCTAAGTGATATAGGCTCAATGCCCATACCTTTAGCCAAATCTTTTTGCTGCATCCCATGTGCTTTTAAGCACTCTTTTATTCTCAATTGTACCATAATTCTATTTTTTGTGGCAAAGATAATAAAAATATAGCATATAACAATAACTATTACTTATTTTAACGCACAAATATAGTACAAAAACCATCTTGAAGTGCAAAGTTATGTTTAAATGCTATACTTTTATGTAAAATATCGTTAATAAACATAACGAAATTTGGAGAGTATAGCATAAATGCTTATCTTTGCACTCGAAATCAAGTTAGTTTGATTTTAGAGGAACGATGGCACGTTTAGAACTTCACGTTTAACTACCTCTATAAAAGTACAGATTAGTCGGGAAAGTCAGAGAGATAGAACTCTTCAAACATCAACGGAAAATGCGACCGAGTTAGTTGCCACTCTCAAAGCAACAAGACAAAGAAGTCTCAAACACTCATCACGCAAGATGTAAAAACGCTAGTCGTGTTAGACTAGAGAAACATCGAAACACGTCAACCCACGGACGTTAAACGAAGGGAGTTAGGTCACATGTAACTTGTGAACGTTGGGCGCAAACGTACACCTGCACTTTAATGTATAACATTTTAACAACAACGACTATGGCAAAGTTAGCAGACTATTACATTTGTGACCTTCGATATACCAAAGAAGGTTACGTAATTGCAGACGAAGATGAGGTTCAACCTCAAGGATATGAAGACAATGATGAGTACATTAAAGAGTTTTGGGGAGAATATCCGTTTATCGGGAAGTTTCCTGTAATGTACAGAGGTAAACTTGTTGATGTACTTGTGTTCAAAGATTACGAACAATACTTTGGAGTGTTCAAAGATGAAGGCAAGTGCATGAAGGACTACATAGTAGTGAAAGACTACATTTGCGAACCCGACAGGAAACCCGAAGTTGTTGCACAATTCGACACAAGAGAAAAGGCAGAAGAGTACTCCTTACAACATGAAGGCTTATATTGGGTGTATGAAATGAGTAAGGAATGGTAAGTAACAATGTGGGGAGATAAGGGGGCAGCGCCCCCACGGGGCGTACGCCCCTCCCCACGCTAAATAATTCAAGACTATGGCTAAAGAAGTTCATGTTATATTGAAGGGCGATTGCTATTCTATGAACACATATTGCAGCACCCTCAAAGAGTTTTTGGAAATGAGACACCTCAAGAGAAGTGACGTTTCCGATTGGTGGAAAGAATAATTATTAAAGTTAAGAGTTATGGCAAATAATATCGTAGAGTTCAGTATAGTTAGAATACCCGCTGAAGGAGGAGTAAAAGTTGAACCGATTTCCTGTAAGATATGCACTGATAATCGTGTGAAGGAAATCAAGAAACAGATGAAGAAGTTAGGCTACAAGTACAAAGGACGTGACAGGGATATGTACGACAACATTTTCACGAAGTATATAAAGCTAAGTGAAATCCTTCCCAAGGAAAAAGTATTCTATAAGTATCAAATAACAAGATTAAAATAAACGATTATGGAAAAGACAATAACACTTACAAGCGCTGAGATTTCAAGCATCACTCTCGCTATATACGACAAGGTAATGAACCTTTCACAAGCAGTTCTTATTTGCGGTGCGGAACTCACACCGAATGCACAACAGAGAATTGATAACTTAAAGGCAATTGCCTTTAAATTAAATGGTATAGAATCTTAAAGATAGGAGATAAGAATATGAGAAAGAATAAGACTTACGAGCAGCAGAAGAAGTATTACGACGAGTATAACGAGTATGAGAGTTTAGGAGCCATTTTTCTGTATTGGCTTGAATGCGGTAACGAGACCGCAGCACAGATGCAAGAGACCTACAGGGAGTGCAACAGGGAGTGCAAGGAGTATATCTTAGAAGACCTCTACCACCTTTGCGAACTCAGAACTTTCTACAAGTTCATCAGAATCTTCAACTTTGGCAAGAAGTAACCATGGAGCGGTCAGCGAATAGAGGAGCACATCTAGTTCAAGCCTAGAGACCGCACAAGTATAACAATTAAAAGAAAGGAAATTGATATGAAAGTACATCACATTGCACATTACGAGTATGGCAGCAGACCGCACTCGGAAATGAGAGAGAAGGAGTTTCCTACACGTTGGGAGGCTGAGAAGTTTTGTGAGGAATGGAGAAAAGAACATTGGTATTTTGGCGGTGCAGCATGGGCAGAAAGCATAACAGAGCCGAGACCAATAACCGCTAACGATGTTCTCGCAGCCGCAGTAATCAAAAAGATTTTAAGATATTAAGAAAGGGTTAAGTTATGGACATCACAATTTATGTATTAATCTTCTTAGTTGGCAGTTTTACTGGCTACAGACTGAGAGCAGCAAAAGACATGGAGGACGAGTAATATGAAAAAGAGAATTAAGATAGCTTTGGTAGCGGCAACGATAGTTGCCCTACCTCTTATGGGAGCCGGAATGCAGCAGAGCAAGAGCGAGGAGAAGTCTTTGCTAGTAGACTTCATCGAATATTGCAAGACATGTGAGAATCTTAGGCAAGTTGATCCTAACAAGGACTACACCCAAGCAACACTCCATGAGCTGAAGAATGCAGCACGTTTCTACGAGGAACAGGAGAACTTTGCCGACTGCACAGATTATCAGCAGCAAGCAAAGATAGACGAGATTATCGGCAGAACTTATGCCGCTAGAATGGTTAACAATAACAAGTAACAAATTTAAATTATAGGAGATAAAATTATGAATACAAACAATGCAATTTATATTTTTGGTCACATGGTAGGTGTTGAGGTAGAGAATATCCAAGACGTAGTGAAGGCACAGGAAATTGGATTTTACCTTTCAGACGAGCAAGGCAATGGTTATGATAGCACCATCATGAGAGAAGACGAAGAGGGAAACGAGGTGGAATGCGAGCCAACCGAGCAAGAAATCTTTGAACGTGTTTCAACCGCACTAGCAGACGGAGAGAAGGTGTACGCCTGTATGACATTATCGCCTGTTTGGGACGTACAGAAATATGCTAATACAATTCTTAAAACCAACTTCTATGTTGGGCAGCAGGTTTTCCTCATGCGTGATAACAAGATAGCTGAGAAGACGATTTCTCGCATCATCCTTGAGAAGAATAATGAAGGCAAGGAAATCTGCAAGCTTTTGTTAGGTTGCGATAGTGCATACACCAAGGGAACAGACGTCTTCTCCACAAAGGAAGAACTTGTAGAAAGTCTGTTGAAGGAGTAAGTTTAACCCGAGGGAGAGAAATCTCCCTCATAAAACATTTCGAGTATGACTAATTCAGTTGTTAAAAATCTGTTGGATAAAAAGGATTGGAGCAGTATCATTTTCCGCTTTCCTACATCAAGCTATACTCTGTTCAATAGCGACAGATACGAGATAGATAGTTTCTGTATATATATCCATGACGATACGTCCAGAGAGTACGAGGAAATGAAAGTTCTAGACATAAGCAGTCTGATTTCCATGGAGATTAAGAAGAAGAACTTTGAGGATATTGTAGAGGAGATGTAAGCGTAGACAAGAGCACTTGTCTTGAGAAGATAAAATAGAAGTTGTTGTTGTTTTATATATAGGGCGAATGCGGTATTCAAGCCGCTACAGATGGTTGCAACGTACCATCCGTCCACCAAGTATTAATTTTAAAAGAAAGGATTTGATTATGAAAAGGTATGTAGTAGAAATCGTAGAGAGAATCACCTACAAGGTATCTCTAGACGCAGCATCATCCGAAGACGCAGAGAATGCCGCAAGACGTTTGTACGATTTGGGTTGTTTGGAGAATGGCGAGTTGGAAATTGTTTCGTTTGATGTAGAAGAGAAGGAGGGCGAGTAAGATGAAGAAACAGAAAGTATTTGTGTTGATTAAGCACGGAGCAGACAATCAAGATTATTCGGGCGTTAATGTTATCGGAGTATATCGCACCAAGACCGCAGCCAAGGAGCGGATGGCAGAAGAGGAGAATAATATCCTAGACTTCTACAAGGAGGAATATCCCGATAACTATGAAGTGTCTGAAGACAAGGACGAATCATCATGGAGTTGTTCTTGCAAGGATAGTACTATGTTTGATGAGTTGTTAATAACAGAAAGTGAATTAGATTAATATGAACAAGCAAGAATTTATCTTCGTTTTCCCTCAGTCGGGGGAGACGATAACAACGAAAATGAATCCTTTGGCGGTGAAGGATGCAGCCGTGAAGTATCTGAAAATGCAGAACGAGGTAAGAGGAGACATCTGTATCATCAAGAACGCCCATGAAGATGTTGTGGCCATGGCCTACGTGAGCGACACGATGAAGGTTTCCTTCTTCACCGAGGATGAAAGTGTGAACGACATCAAACCGATAGGAGTAATCGAGGAAGGAGGGGAGAAATGAGCGAAATCATTTTCAAGGCAATACGAGTAAGAACAGGTGCGTGGGTTGATTGTTCCCCTACTATCAGAAATAGCGAAGTTTTTTCTAACCATAAAGAACTTGGCGTAGTAAACTCATATTTGATTGACACCGACACCCTCTGCCAATTTACAGGTTCACGGGATTGTAACGGATTTCCTATCTATGAGCATGATTTGCTCAGATGTGAAAAGACAGGCAGCATCTATGAAGTAGTTTGGAATCAAGGCAACACTAGTTTTAGTTTTGTGAATACAGAATGCCCTGTTCTCTATCCAAACACTTTAGGGAGTATATTGCGTAATAGCCGACTAAAAGTTATCGGCAATAAATTCGATAAGAAAGGAGGTAAGCAATGAAAGCAAGACTAGCAAAGAAGATACTTCTAGGTTCAGAAAAGAAGAAACGATATTGGACGAAACGAGTGATTAAAGCTTCTTTTGGTTGGAAAGAAGACCACAGAGTTGTGAAAGCACTTCAAATTTATCATCGCAAAAGAAGAAGAAAGGGGGTAAGCTATGAGTAAACAGGAATGGTTCGTACTCTTTATCTTCTTATTCACGATACTGATGGCAATATTAGGTTGAGAATATGGAAAAGGCAAGAATCATAATCTACGATGATTGGGCGATACTCGATGAGACAGAGACCTTCTTCAAGGATAAATCCTATCTTATCGGTATTGCCAAATCTACCCTTCAGCAGACGCCCGATGCGGTAATTGCTGAAGTTTGGGTAAATGACCGGCTGAAAATGAAGTTCCGCATCAATAGCAAGGGCAAGGTTCAGCAATGCAAGGTCAGTCAGCATCCAGGGTGGGGTGGCCGCAGAGAGCGAGCCGGAGCACCGAGCAAGGGCGCAGCTGCACTCATCTACAGGGTTGTGACGCATGTAAACGAAGAAACGTTTGAGTTTTGCGAATCCCTAGGACGTAACAAAGGCGAATGGATCAGACAGGCTATAGCCGAGAAACGAGAACGTGAAGACAAGGAAAAAGCAGGGCTCTAGGCGCTTTTTCTGTTTCTCTTTGATTCTATCCGGATAGGAAAGTAATTTTGTATTCGCCCATTCATATTCACAAAGCAGTAGTATATCCATTTAGTGCTATAATCACCAAGCAAAGACTTCAACGAATACCTGATTATCTTAGCCTTGCGCCTAAATCTGTAGCCTTGGCTCTCCCAATAGGAACGAGATTTCTTCATTTGCTTTTTAGCTTTTCTAATACTAGTCATACGCTACTCCTTTTTGTTCTTCAAAATAGAATACGATAGGCTTATTGAAAGAAGGAGTAAGCAGACCATAAGCGATACTCATACTTACTTGGAACTTTGCAGCACCTCTAAGCAAACCTTCAGCCTGTTCTCTTATAGATTCACGGAATTGTTCGATATTCATATCCCGCTTTCTAAAGTTACAGGCTCGGCAAGAAGGCATGTAATTCTCCATACTATCCTCACCATGAGAAACGACATACTTACCTTCCTTATCACTCCAACGAGGGTAACCGCCACGATTCTTTGGAACGAAATGGTCTACTTGCATATCTTCGAGCTTTATTTCTTTTCCGCAGTATGCGCAATGATGGCCGTACTTCTCCAAAACCTTGATTCTATCTTCCTTTTTCATACGCAATAGTTTTACTAAACAAACATTCTGCCTTTCAGAATCACCACTCTTTTATGGCGCTCTGCTGCATCATGCAATTTCTGAAGAAGTTCTTTCTGTGCCCAACGCAGTTTGGCATCAGTCAAATACTTATCCATTACCTTTGTCAACCTTTCCATCTTCTTTATGATTTTCTTTCTTACCTTTGTATTTCTTCTGAAATTCGCCAAGCATATCGAAGAACGCACATGGGTTATTTGCAGCGGTTTTGGCGATACACTTTTCCTTAGGCAACTTACGTGTATCATATTGTCCGCGTTTGTGTAAGACCTCCCTAAGCGCATAAATAGCGCAGCAAAAATCTCACCTTCTGCCATGTTTTCGTCTCTATTCCATTCTGCACGAATATTGACTTTCAGCGTATTCTCTAACGTCCCATCATCTTTGAGGTGAATGATATGTTCAAACGGACGATAGTTGCCTATCGAAATTTCCAATGCACTCGGAGCAATATCCCTAGAAAAATAGGTAGCAACATCAAGTACAATATCCGTATCAGCAGGAACTCTGCTTAGAATATCAACGAACTCGCCAGCCTTACCTAGGATAGGTCTATGCGGATAATCTTCTGTATATTTCATGCACTATAATTTTTTACGAAACAACGGATTAACTCTTTTTCTAAACTCAACAAGCGTAGTTGGATATTTCGCTTTTGTCTTGTGATAATGCCTGTAGCGATGTATCTTCCAAAAAGAATTTACGAAGTCCTTACATTTCTTGAAGGTGTAACAACAAGTACAATCCTTACATCTACCTGTCGAATGCGTCCAGCAGTATGCAAAAATAAGACGCTCTTTTATAAAACTTCCCATAAGCCTACAACTTTTCTAATTCTTCCTGTAAGTCATTAATTCTCTTCTCGATGTTGGCGATAACCATCGCGCTCAGTCCTTTGATAACATCATTATCGAGAAGGTAATCTATGTTACGAATTCGTCCGTGGTCGCTGTTTTCTTCAAGATTAACTCTTAAATACACAGACGGGAAATGTGCAAACCTTAAAAGTTGTCTTTCGCTATCAAGTTTATCCTTCAACTCAATAGCTTTCTTTAAATCTTCTTCTTTCATACGCTATAAATTTTAGTTCAACGACTTCTTTTTACATTTCTCAAATGCTGCCTGTTTCTTCTGCATTATCTTGATGATGGTGTTTTGTACCTTCTCAAGAACAAACTTAGGAGTTTCACCATCACGGATGAAGATAGGATGCACACCTATGTGGTGGGTTTTATAGAACAACTCATCATCTTCACCTTGAAGTTTGATGTAGATTCTGAATGAAGGCAGAAATAAGTCACTATGACCTTTCTTTCCGGCATTCTTAGGAGTAACGTACTTGATATTGTTTCCATCAAGGAACTCCTTTACTCTGTTTAATTTTGTTTCATTCTTCATAACTTTCAATATTATCTAATTTCCGCAACACTATAATTTAATATTTTTTATAAGCACCTGAGCAACAAAAAGTTGCTCAGGATTTTGCCATGTCAGAAATTTCACTTATCTTAGTGTTGCAAAATAAAA